GTTCGAATACTGCGGGCAGGCTTGATGTAGATATCGCCAACGAACTGATTCAAATCCACGACGTCCGGGGTGTTGTTGGTGCTATCGCAAACAACCTTGAAGTCGTAGATACCGCGACGACCCTGAATATCGCGGAGGAACGGCTCAACCATGGAAATGAACTGGGCCTGTGTGAACGCATCGTTGAACTCGAATAGAGTGAACTTGGACGCAGTCGCGATGGCCTTTTCAAGCACAATGAATAGACGGCGGACACCGATGGCATCAAACGCACTTGGGTGTGCGTACAATGTCTTGTCTCCGAAGAGAATCGTGCCTTGGCCCGGGAAGACAACAACAGGGTTGATGTCGTTCTTGAACAACTGGTCGCGGTCGCCCTTATTCGGATTGTACGCCAGCTTGATGACGTTCTTGATATTACCACGGTTGAAGCCAGCCGGGCTCCACCAAGCATCACGGGTTGAATCCGTCTGCACGATTAGACCAGCGATATCACCATTCAACGGAACGTAACGGTACACATCGTTGTACTTGTCGTACTGATACTTATAGCCAGAATCCAAGAAGCCGTAGGAAGAAGCAATGTTCAGGTTGTTGCGGAAGTTGATAACATATTGCAGCGGCAACGGAACATTGACTACGTCTTCGCGGGCTGGAGAGATGATTGCCACACAGTCCATGCGGCCTTCAGCGATGTTGCTGATCAGGTAGTTGCCCAAACCAGAATAGTTGTTCACTTCGCCAGACGGGCCCGAACCAGCGGCGGTCATGCCACGAGCTTTACCCTGTAGAATCAACGACACATCCAACGCCTCCGTGGACGAACATATCATAGCCGGCCAAAACCGTTGCCAACGAAATATTGGACTCATCACCGCCATCCGCACCATAGGCGAAAGTCAAATTGAGCGGGGCGTGGTTTGACGAATTCGACAGATTGCGAGCTAGACCGGATTGGGCAGAAGCGCTATCCGAAGCCTGCCAAATGTAATTGGAGTTGTAGTTCAGAACAGTTTCGTAGAAGATGCTGGACCCGTCAGGATCCTTCGCATCGGTTGCGCGAGACAGGCTTTCCCAAAACTCAAGGACATTGCCCGGAGTTGAGAAATCACCAAGCTGATCAACAACGACAACATGGATCTTGTCAACGACACTCAAGCCAAGGGAAGCAGCATACTACGATGTGCCAGGGGCCTTGTTAACAGAGTGGAAGAATTCCCAAAAACGATTGATCGTCTGCGAAGATGTGCTAAGCGGCAACGAATAAGGATTCGTGAACGACAATGTGGCAGTTGCAGTGTATGTGCCAGCATTCGAAGATTCGGTAGAAACCGTCTTGCCAGAAACCTGAAGGTACTGGGAACCGATTGTGGTGTTGCCGACCTGAATGTAATCACCGACGCCAATGCCGCTCAACACATCAGTCGCAGCAGCGTTAGCTGACCCACTGATGGTCGACGTCAATGTAATCAGGCCGGCGTTCGATCCGAGATTGTAAGTAATGTTCGACAGCGAAACATCATTGCTGACGTCGGATTCGATCAGGTTCAATGTCGAATTATATGCATTCGAGCTATCGCACACAGAAACCCGCAGACTGTTACCCAGCGAACCCGGATACTTGGCAACGTACAAGACATTCGGGTCGAATGTGGTAGCAGCCAAATCATCGAGATTCAGAACGGCTTGTTCCTGAATCGTATCAGTCTGAAGGGAGCTGTTGGCCCCAGAGACGGCCGCGGTATTCGCAACAGCGCTGAAGGCTCCATTGATCGGATCCGTTGTGTTGGCCGTGCGGACGACATAAAGCTGATTGCCGTACGCCAAGAAGTTGGCGGCAGTGAAGAAGGTCTCTGCGTTGAAATTGGTCGGCTCTGCGAAACGGGACACAAGAGTTGTCTCGGAGTCGACAAGCACACGCTGATAGACAGGGCCCCAACGGAAAACGCCCGCGATTGCGCCTTCGGTAGTTGAAACGCTCGGTACGACCGTGTTAAGGTCGATCTCCGAAACGGTCACTG